GAGAAGGCCTCTTTTGTTTTTTGCCATGTTTCTTTAACCCAAGCCATGGCTACATCCAATGCCTCTCCTACTATAGGAATTTTTTTAATGAGAAAAACCAAACCTTTTAAAAGGGGTATAGCTATAAGTTTTGATAAAGTTTTAAGAGGTGCAATGACAAGCATTCTTAAAGCACCTGTGAGCACATTCACGCCAGCGACTGTTTTATGAACAGCTAATTTAAACAGGTTCATAGCTGGGCCAATAGCACCTATACCATTTGCCAGTTCTTTAACACCTCTACCAAATTGTTCGCTTCCTCCAATTGCAGTTTCCATAGGAGTTTTAGCAAACCAGGAGACTGTATCTCCAGTTTCTTCAAGGTTATTTCTAAGTTTCTTAAATGGTTTCGCTACTTCTTCAAACGCAAATCCTAAGCCTTCCTTTAATCCGCCCCAAAAACTTTTCTGGTCCTCGTTCTCAGGGTCTAAATTCTTTTCTAATTTTTTACCTTGTTCAACACTAATTGCAGAGAAAACATTATTGTCTTTGAAAAGTTTATGAAGTTTTTCCATACCTTCTTTGCTTTCAGAGTAAGTTCTAAAAGTGTTTATATCAACATTTTGAGAATACTTATCAATCTCTTTGTGGTGACCTAATGAACTTGTGAGAGTATCGAATTGGGCTTTTTCGTGCTTAGTAGGATTTGGTAACCTTGTAAGTTCTATTGTATTATTAGTTGCCATTTAACTATTTATCTCCTCCGAACGCTTTACCAGCCTCTGATATTCCAAATGCACCAAGTGTCACTACAACAAATGAAGTGTAGATTGTTTCGGAAACTTTTAGGTCTATGTCCCAAACTACTGCTGTAAGTAAGTCGGTGACACCAAAACACATCATTAGGAAGAATGAGATAAATCCTATAATAGCCTTTTCGTTTAAATCGTTTGAGTCTAAGAATAAGTCGATGAATTTTCTTTTAGGTGGTTCAACACCTTCTTTTAATTTTCTTGCATCATCTTTTAACTGTTTGATTACATCTTCTTGGTCATCGAGCTTGTCCAAGAGAGCCATATATTTTTCCAAGTCAATTTCGACTTCATTTCTTTCATCTCTATCATCGTAATCTCTATCTCTATCTCTAGCCATTATCTTCTCCTGTTGGCAGCTGCTTTCTGCCGTTCTTTCTCTTCTTCAAGATATTGCATCAGTAAGTTAATGTATATATCCCTTTCCCATGGAATCATGTTCTCCAATTCTGTAAGTGAATACTTGTGGTGTTGCATCATTTGAAAGTTTGTTTGGTAATAGTTAAACAAACTATCATGCGAAAGGGTTACTAAAAAAAATTTTGTAAACCTTGAATTACATTATTAGATACTTCTCCACATTTATCGCATTTGTATTCCATCTCTCTTTTCAAAGTAGGCATTGAATCAAAATACTTAGTAATCTTTTCGAATTGATTAACAGTAAGATTCTCTATAAATTCATCTATTTCTGAATCTCTATGTTCTGCCATTTCGTAGATGTTTTCTTCATCATATATTCTAACCATACAAGTTCGAAGAATTGGTTTAATCATTTCGACTTCATCTAGTCCTTCTACTTCGTATATTAGTTGAGAACCTGGTGGTGACAATTCAACCATAAGATGTTCATTAAGTTCAATCTTATTGTCTAGTATGTTTGAGGTATCAACTTCAACTGTTGTTAAGTCTAACTCCTGAAAACCTAGTCCATCACAACCATCTTTCTTACACATTAAAGGAATTTTGGCAGTTTCTCCAACTGATTTAGTTCTAATTTGTAAAAATAAGTATTCTAAATCAACTAGAGGTAGTTTTGAACCATCTACCTTTCCTTCTGTGACTGATTTAATCATTGCCATAATTGCATCAAAAATCGCAGTCGCATTTTCACTTTCTCTTGCAACTAACAGATGATTCTGTTCTTTTACAAGAAAGGGTCTATAACTCACTTCAATTCCTGATACAGGTAGCTCACATTTATATGTTGGAGCCTTTTGTATTGGTAAACTCATAATATAGTTTCTCCTAATTTATCTATCCAAAAAGACCGCCTAGTGTTGCTAAACGGTCATTAAATCTTTGAAGACTGTTATTTGCACTGTTGCCACCTTTTCGGAGGTTGGTGACACTAGCCCATACATCTAACCATCTTCTTCCTTTATTTATACCACTTACAGGATTTGGATTTGAGTATTCAGATTCCCAAGTCCTAAAAGCGAATGTAGTCTCAAATCGCATCAATTGGTCACTATTTTCGGCACTTAATTCCATAGGGGCAAATGAAATTGGATATGCCTCATGTATTCTATACTGTAGTGACTTCTTATCAGACCTTGTAATTTGTTTTACAACTATTTCACCCACATAGTTATCGTAGTATTCGAACTGTGGATTAATTGAATTGCCTACTCCAGTATCGCCCATTTTTGATGATAGGTTTTTGTGCTGTTCAGCAAGTTCTGGCATTTTACTTCTTAAGTCAGGATCATTTCTGACTGCCTCTTGTAATTTCTCGTTCTCTGCTATAAGGCCTCCAAGTTTCTTTTGTTCTGATGCTACGCCTGATTGACCCATAAATATTGCACTTTGCCATGCTTCAATTATGAATCTATCTGCAAATGATGAATCGCACACGAATGTAAATGATACTTCTTGTCCATCCATTCCTAACATATATGGCATTTTTCTTGTTGGTCCATATTCAGACCAGTCTGCTGTTTCTAATTGACGACCAGGTAATGATGCAGTTATACATCTAACACCTTCTAAGTTTAACCCTAACTTAGGACAATAGAAGTCTACGGTGTATCTATTTGGTCTCGCCCCTTGGTCGAATTGATATCTTAATTTATCTATATTTAATCTAGCGGTCTTATTTTTACCCATATGGGATCCACTTTTAGCAGCCTCAGCAGCAGCTGTTCTTGCAGCTCTTCTATTCCTTCTACCTTCTTGTCTTGCTTGTCTACGAGCTTGTCGTTGTTTTCTTCTTCTATAACTACTTGAACCAAGTTGTTTGTTTAGTTCTTCTATTTTCGCCGCCGTGGCCTCTATTTCTGCTCTATATTTAGTTACCATTTATTTTTCTTATACTTTCTGTATAAACCTCTCTTACTTGTTTCTTTTGCCAATCGGCGAGCGGCAACATTGCCATTACATCCCAATAATCAGATGTAATTTCTAATGCACGACCATCGATGTGTTGTGTTAAGTACCTCTTATAACATGGTTTAAAAAACCTCATTTTACTCATACCTCTTAACATTTCATATCTAACTCTTATATGAGGTTTCATATTCTCGTCTCTAGTATCATCGTCTAATCTTATATACTTGTATAGTTCATAGAGTAATCTAACACGATATCTAGGTGGAATATAATGAAGATTTAAACCACTAAAACCGCCTTGATACATATCTAGTATTAATACTACAGGAAATCTATCCCAATAAGGTAACTTTTCTTTAGTCTTTGCATCGTAAAAGAATGTATACATTCTACCTTCGAGATATCTTCTTGCCTTATTAAGACTAGATTGTCTGTAAAAAGCTTCAGAAGTTGTTTTTATAGTCCTAACTCTTTGTTGAAACCATCTTAAACTTTCTAATGACCTTGCTTCTAACTCAGCGGGTGTTTCTTGTTCTAATCTCTTTATTAGACTTTCCATGCCTATTATTTATGTCAGAAAGTATAGATTTTGTAGTTTTCTTTTTCTATAGTTTCTACCGAATTGGGATAAAGTTCAAGAATTGTGGAAAGGTCGGCGAGTTTTAGGGTATAGCCATTTTTAGTCTCAATTGCCACACCTGTTGAACCTTCTGTTCTAACATAGGGCATTATATCATCTGCTCCGACTCCAATTAAAACGGGTAGTTTATTATCAAACATAGATTTGATATCTTCTGTTGAATTAACAATAGTCGGTCTATCTTCTTGCATATGCATCTCTAATATCTTACCATTAACACTCGCAATAAAGAATGTCTTGTCTTTTACTTTCATGAAGATGTTTTTCCACTCTTCAAATGTTAATGGTGTTCTATCAGAGAATGTTTCGTTGGTATCCCACATAACAACATCATCTTTTAATGTTTTTAAGTACCATAATGCGTATATTCTTGACATTCCTGGATGAATGAACATATGTTTGCCTTCAATGACGCCTTGAATGGTGGAATCGAGGCCAACTGTTCGATATTGGTCGATTAAATACATAATTTTGCAACAATGATAGACTTTATTCTGCTTTTCCTTCATAGTTTCTTCGGAAAATGTATTTTTATCGATGGTTGGGCCATCTATACCTTCGAGTAAGGTTACGACATAATCCACCAATCTACCGTCATTATATCGAGTATTGTTTTCTCCGATTAACCCCTTTTCGACACAATCACCTAGATTAATAAGATACGGTTTAGACTTGTTTTCACATATCCAATTAAAGTATTCTTCTGCTTCAATTAGGGTTTCGGGTTCTTCGGATATAAGAAAGTGTTTAAACTCTTCATACGGACTTTTCTCATCAGTGAACATTGTTTAGAAATTTCTCCACTCGTTTTAAATCTTCGATTGTATCTACGGAAAGACCTTCATCTTGAACTTCAACCATTCTAACTGCATAACCATTTTCAATGTATCTTAACATCTCTACTGATTCTGCTTTCTCATTTTCACCCACAATCAATTCAGGAAACATCTCTAACATTTGTCGATTGAAAACATACAAACCCAATTGTTGTTTAAATGGTGTTTCTTCTTTTTGATGATATGGTATTGCAAGTCTAGAATAGTATATTGCATTACTGTTCAAGTCGGTGATAACTTTAACCACATTCTTATCTTGTAGTTTATTACTGTTGTTGACATCGACATATGCATTTGATACACCTATATCTCTATTGTGACTCAATATAAGACTATCAATTGCATCTGGATCGATAAGTGGTTCATCGCCTTGAATGTTTACGAAGATATTACCATCTAGCAGCTCAAGTGCTTTCGCACATCGGTCTGTTCCACTTCGTACATCATCTTCAATAACTATACATCTCATTTCGTTTTTAGAACAGTAGTTAGCGATTCTTTGGTCGTCTGTAAGAATAACAACAGTATCTAAATGTTTACAACTACATGCACGGTCATAAACTCTTCGTATCATGGGAACACCATTAATGAGTGCTAGGGGTTTACCTTCGAATCGAACCGAACTCCATCGTGCAGGTATTAAACCTACAGTGAGATTAGTTCCTTTATCTGGCTTATTGAGTGTTCGCATGTCACATTTCCATAACCATAATTTGCGTGTATGAATTTTATATTCGCCCTTTGAGCAGCCCAATAATCAACATTCATATCTCCTACATAGACTGTATCTTGTGGGTCAGCATTGCACATAGCCATACAAAAGAGTAGTTGGTCTGGTGCAGGTTTGCCTCTTAGACCTTGTTTGGGCGAACATACAAACTCAAATTTTGGTAAATTCTTTATCATTACCTGAGTTCTATCTGCATGTTTAGAGGTAACAATTGCAATCTTGTTACCTTCTTTTTTTAATTTACGCAATGTTTTAACTGCGCCTGGATATATAGTGATTAAATCTTGATTGTCTAAAGATGCACCACCATAAGTATCGTAAATTTCTTTGTGTTCTTCTTCTATGCCGATTGAAGTAAGAATATCGTTGAATGGCAGTCCAACATGTGCAAAATAGTCTGTAAAACTTGGTTCTAGACTATGTACTATCTTACATCTGTTCCAAGATGCTTCCATGTTTCTTTTAGAATCAATTAAAACACCATCTAAATCGAAGATATAAAGTTTGGGGAGTTCGTTCACTTTTTAGGTACTAAATGTTCCTCTGTTAAAATTCTAAAACCTAGTTTTCTTTCATTGCAGAAAGCTTCTGCGGCTTCGAATTTTGCTTGGTTGGTTATATAGTTAGATACTTCGGTGATATATCTCTTAGTTCTTCTTTTGGGTTCTTTTGGGGGTGAAAGATATTTTTTTGGTTTAACTTCTATGATTTCACGAATAATTTTAGCGTTTTTGTCTTTGTATTTAATATAAAAGTCGGGAAAGTATCTATGAACTTTCTTATCTATAGGTGAACGATAAGGTATTATGATTTCTTCACTTCCCCATTCTAGTATATTTGCGTTATTATCACAATAAACCATAAATCTTCTCTCCCAAAGAGAGCGATAATAGATTTTTGTAGGGTCTCCTTTATATTTTTTATAGTTCTTTGGTTTGAACCTTCCACTGTATGACATAAATAACTATATTAAAAACATTAACTATTAAGGTTATTTATATGGCATACATAGACAAACTCCTAGGCAAATTCAGTAAGGTCAAACAGGCCATCAACAGTTTAAAGGGAATTCAGGCAAAAATACAGGCAATAAACTACACTACTGCTATGGATGCTTTGGGTGAAGAGAAAGCAAAGGCCGAAGAATTGTTAAATGCTAGAAGGAGTAGTTTAGAAAAATCTATAGGTTCTCAAGCAATAGCAGGGAACTATGTTAAAGATGCACCAACTGTAGATGGCCAAGATTTAGTATATCCAATATATGATAAATTAACTAATTACATTGTATTTGTAAGTAGACCACGAAGAAAGAGACCAGAAGCTTCCGGTTCAAAAGCTCCCATATATACAAGAAGACAAGTAGCACTTTATGTTCCGGATGCAGTAATATCACAAGCAACTGTATCTTATCAAGCAGATGGAGTTAATAATGTAGCGAGAGCTTTAAATGAAGTTGTAGAAGCGTGGGATAGAGGCGGCGCATCTGACGCTTGGGAGGCAACTAAAGAACAAAGTAATAAGGTTGCAACTAAGTTCATACAACAGACCTTAAATACAATGACAGGTGGATTATCAAACTTAAAAAGAGGTCGTGCTATCAATCCAATGCAAGAACAAATGCTCAACGGTATTCCTTTCAGGTCGTGGGATTTCACATTTGACTTTTGGCCCAAATCAGCTGCTGAAGCAACGAATGTAAGAAATATTATTTATTTCTTTAGGTCTTCAATGTTACCAGATGTGTATTCAGAAGTAATGTCAATTACAGATGAAGATGGTAAATTGGTTATGCCACATGCAGATGATGTGCAAAAAGGTCAAGCCGCTGCTCATAATGGAGAAAAATTCAATGCTGAAGTAAATGCAAGTTATTTTAATTATCCAAATGTATTTGAAATCTTTTTTGAAGGTCCTCTAGGAGATAAAGTAGATGGTTTCTTACCTGCTGTATGCACAAATGCACAAGTAGACTACACAGGCGGTCAGAAGTTCTCAACCTTTGCAGATGGACAACCAGTTCATATTCAATTAACACTAAACTTCTTAGAGATTAAGACTATGACTCTTGGAAATTACGAGGCAATCAAAGCATCGGAACTAACACTAGATGGAAAAAACAAAGGAACAGGAGATCCAGGACAGAACATGTCTATCGTAGATAGAGCATCAAGAGGAGATTACTCAGATGAACCACCACCAGGAACATAAACATGGCAGCTAAATATTTTACTAACTTTCCAGAAATACAATACCAACTTTCAGATGGTAAAATTGTTTATATAAAAGACTTCTTTCGTAAATCTAAAATAGAACAAGAGGCTGTAAATTCTATTGTTGAATATAACTTATATAATATAGAAGAGGGCGATAGACCAGATATCACTGCAACAAAGATATACGGTAATGCAGATTTACATTGGACATTCTTTTTAGTCAATGACATAGAAAATTATTATGATTGGTATAAAGACCAACAAACATTTGAGAGATACATATCTAAAAAATATCCAGGACAATATGCAATCGCAAGTTCTTCAACAGATATCGTTGCACGAAAATCAAACACTGGTGATGTCGCAAATAAATTCTTACTTGGAGAAAAGGTAACAAGTGTATCATCAGAAGGAAGAGTTATAGAAGTTATGCCAGAAAAAAACAGAATTGCAATTGAAGGCGGAAGTTTCGTTGCAAACGAATTAATAACAGGTAAAGTTTCAACAAAATCATTCACACCAACATCTGTAGTTAATCATAAAGATGGTGTTTCATATTATAAGAATGGAAACTTAAGAAGAAATCAAGAGGCATCTGGTTATACATCAGTAAGTTTATATGATGATGAATACGAAAAAAATGAGGCCAAGAGAAAAATTAAAATCATTTCACCAAGTATCATTGCTAAAGTAGTGAGAAGATTTGAACAAGTAATGACAGCATGACAACAGTTAATGTCCAACAAGGTGAACTTGTTGTTGATGCATTAACAATAGTTAATCCTGAAAAGGAATCTATTGATATCACCGCATTAACATCAAACATCACAATATTTGAAGCGATAGATAAACCCTTTTTATCTGGTCGTATAACCGTTGTTGATGGACTTGATATTCTAAAGAACTATAAAATAGTTGGTCAAGAATCACTCACAATCAAAATCAGACAAGCAGAAGGACAAGGAGAATACTCTACACCAGAATTTTCTATGGACAAAGTTTTCAGAATTTATATGGTGACTGATGTTCAAAAGAATTCTCAAAATGCAATGACTTATGTTATGCATTTTATAGACCCTAAATTCTTTACTTGTCAGAAGACAGTAGTAAGTCAAACTCTTCGTGGTACATATTCAGGTATGTTAATAAAAGTATTACAAGAGTATGCTGGGTTTAATAAGTTACCCAAAACTGCATACGATAAATGGGACGAATCAGAACCAGAATACAATCAGTTCATTGTACCTAATTGGAATATAAATCGATTTATTGATTATGTTTGCGCTAACGCAGAACTACAAGGAAACAAAACCTTTAAGAACAGTATGTTCTTTTATCAGACAATGAATGGCGAATTTAGATTTGATAGTTTTCAGAGTATGACAGCGAGAGAATTTCCTTTAAGATTCTCTCATATGCCTAGAAACGCTGGACCAAGTGAAGATGTAGATATTAACGCAGAAGACACTGGATTAAATACTCAGATTTTAAATGTTGAAGTTCCACAAAGATTCAATACAATGAAGGGTTTAATGGGTGGTGCATATTCATCTAAATTATCAACTTACGATCCTATAAGAAAATTAATAGAAGAGAATGTATATTCTATATCAAAAGTTTTTGAAAGAGGAAATGATGATGGTCATGTATCTAAACACCCCCTAATACGAACATCAGATATGGAAATTACTTACAGAGCAGATGAGATAATGTCGATAGACGAAAGTCCAGATTTCAGTGAAGAGTTTGTTGATTTAGCACCAGATGCTTCGTATGATGCCAACAGATTTTATAAAGTCAATATGACTAATTCATTCTCCGATGAAGCGAAGTTGGTCGATGCAACAGAAGGTAAATCAATTACGCAACAAAAGGGACAAGAATACAGAGATTCAGCTCATTTAGAAAGAGCCGCATTGTTATCTTTATTTGAACAAAGTCAAGTTATAGCTACAATACCATTTAGAAGTGATATATCAGTAGGGACAGTTGTTAAATTAGATATACCAACAACTGAACAGAAAACAGATGATATGCCTGGTGATGAGATGATGGATGGAAGATATTTAATAGGTAAAATTACATACCAAATTAGTCCATTAGGAGGTTCGGGAACAATGACTATGCAAGCTATGAAAGAAAGTTATGGTGTAGACATAAACACATACAAACCTTTAGAGAAAGATACAGTTGGTCCAAAAATAGAACGAGGCGGAGGATAATGCAATACTGTTATGGCATAGTAGAAGATAGAAACGACCCTTTAAAGATTGGTAGGGTTAGAGTTCGTGTTCATGTTCATCATTCAGATGATAAAGGTAAAATATCAACACCAGATTTACCTTGGTCGCATGTTATTATGCCTGCGACAACAGCGGGTCTTGGTGGTTTTGGTAATCAACATTCTTTAGTAGAAGGTACAACAGTATTTGGTTTCTTTAGAGATGAAGACATGCAAGATTTTGTTGTCTTGGGTGTTCAACAAGGTATATCACAACAAGGTTACAAAGAAACAATTACAGATGAACTTATAGAGAGAAGTGTAGATAAGGGCTTCAACGACCCAAGAAGAAAAACACAAGCAGATTATTCAGGTACACATGATGGTTTAAATCCACCAAGTGCGCCTTCAAGACCAAATGAACTTACATCATCATTAGATTCATCACCACAATTACTTAAAGATGCAGGTATCACATATGGTGGCGCAGGTTCAAAGAAAGAAGAATATACAGAAGCAGACAAAGAATTACCATACTATCCTATAGTTAAAGATGCAACAGATGTAAATGTATTTACAACAGGCGATGCAGATTATAGTTCTAGAGATTTAAGTGAATACATTAAAGATAAGAAGACTACTATAAGTTATCTTGAACCTGCTTTCAGCAACCCGCTCGTCTCCGATTATTCGCCCGCTGTTAGAAAAGATAAAGAAGTCACTGGTGCAAAATCAAATGCAACACCTATGTATCCTTATAACAAGGCATTATATACTGAGTCTGGTCACATAGTAGAATTAGATGACACTAGAGGTAATGAAAGAATATCAGTAGAACATAGAACAGGAACTTTCTATGAGATAGATGCAGAAGGTAATCAGATTCATAGAGTAGTTAATGACAACTATACAGTTATATGCAAAGATAATGAAGTATACATTGGCGGAAAGGTCAATGTTAAAGTCTTGGGTGATGCATCAATCACATCTAATGGAAATGTAACCATCAAAGGTTACGGCGATGGTAAGATTGATATCACTGGTAAACTTGATATTGATGCAGGTGATAATATCAATATCAGTTCTGCTAAGATAATTAAGTTAAGCGCTATGGAAGTTATTAATAATTCAGGCGGCTAATAATATGTCAAATGAAACAAGCGAAGTTAAGCCTTTAGAAGAAGAAATCCCAAATAAACTCCCTTGTCCTGAGGGGGATATATTTTCCTTACCAACAGTAGCAGATTTAACAAATATGTTCGCTGAAATAGCTCAATTGCCTGGTAAACTTGATGCTAAAATCTTAGAGTTGAAAGCGGAAAAGGAAAAGGAGATTGCTGAATTAACTGAACAATTAAAGAATCCAGACTTAACAGCTGAAGAAATAGCTGCTATAAATGAACAAATTGAAGAGAAAGAAAATTACATTGAAAAAGTAATATTAGGTGAACTAAAAGAAGAAATTGATAAAGTCATTGAAGATATTACAGGATTTGTAGATACTCTTGCTAGTGCTTTAGACCCATTTTGGACAAAAGAACAAACTCGTAATTGGCAGAAAGAGGCGAGAGACGCTTTTGCAGAATTATTACAAGAGTTCCATACATATGTTCCAACAAAGATAGCAGAACTTGTTGGTAAGTTAGTTCCGGCTTTACCTACTATTAATGTTTTGGGTCTAGAAATCGATATCATAAAATTAGTTTCTTCTCCTTCTTATCAAAAAGAAATACAAGCACAGATTGGAGGTTCACAATTCGTCACTCAAATAAAGGACATAAAGAAACAACTTGCTGACTTACAAGAGAAACAATCGAATAAAGATTTAACAGATGAGGAAAGAGAAGAATTACAAAAAGAAATTGATAAACTAAAAGAAAGTGTTATCGATTTAGAAAAATTGAGAGATGAATGGATTGATAAATTCTTTATGCTTATTCCAGAAGAGTTTAGACAATTTGATGGTGAGTTTGGTGTTGTGGATCCAGATGCAAAAGCAAAACTAACTTGGAAATATATAAAAACCGAAATCAAAGAGTGGATACAGAACTGGTATCTAAAAGCATTTGAAAAATTAATAAGTATATTCAAAGAAATTTGGGACTTGTTGGGTTTGCCAGGTCTTCCTATTAGCCAACTACTTGATATTATGTCTTTGGACATAGGTGCATTGATAAAGGCGCAGATTGAATCTATAAAAGAGAAATGGAAAAGTACAAAACTCGGTAAGAAAAGAGAAATTAAAAAACTAGCAGAAGAGATAGAAGAAA